AGAACTGAACACTAAAGTATATCAGCAGTTGCGTGTCGAGAGCCGAGGCTTCACACCTACCGCAGTAAAGCTTGAGCATTCAGTTGCTAAGATTATAGATGGGCAACGCCGCAATGGTTTTGAGTTAGCCATGCGTAAAGCTATGTTGCTTGTTGCAATGTTCCAAGAGAAGCTAGATGCTACAGAATCTGAAGTGCATGAAACATTCAAGCCTAAAGTTATTATAGATATTCTTAAGCCAAAGTATACCAAAAGCGGAAAGCTTGCTAAGGTTGCTGACGGCCCAGATGGTAAGGGTGTTAGACTTACTGACGAAGAGTATGACATCATGGTTCAAACCAACAAGCCTCTCAAGCGTGAGACTCACATAGAGTTTAACTTAGGCTCTCGTAAGCAGATAGGTGAGTATCTTGTTGAGGCCGGATGGACACCTAAGAACTTTACACCTACTGGTCAGCCAATTGTTGATGAGGGTACACTGTCTAAGGTTAAGAATATACCTGAAGCTGCATTGATTGCCACGTACCTAATGCTTCAAAAGCGTTTAGCACAAGTAAACAGTTGGATAAAAGCAGCCGACCCCGACAACAGGGTGCGTGGCTATGTTAATCCTAATGGGGCAGTGACGGGCCGCATGACACATAGCCATCCCAACATGGCCCAGATACCTAGCAGCACCTCGCCCTATGGAAAAGAATGTAGGTCTTGTTGGACTGTTAAAGAAGGTAACAGGCTTGTGGGTATTGATGCTTCGGGCTTAGAACTTAGAATGCTTGCACACTATATGAACGATAAGGAGTACACAAATGAAATCCTCACTGGAGACATTCACTCAGCTAACCAAAGACTTGCAGGTCTTGAATCAAGAAGTCAGGCGAAGACTTTCATCTATGCCCTCCTATACGGAGCAGGAGATGCAAAGCTTGGGGCAGTGGCTAAGCAGGGCAAAGCAAGAGGCAGAGAGTTGCGAAACAAGTTTCTTGATAGTCTCCCATCATTTAGGTCTCTTGTCGGAAGGGTACAAAGAGAAAGTAAAAAAGGATTCCTCAAGGGGTTAGATGGTCGTAAGCTTTCTATACGCTCTGAACATGCAGCTCTCAACACACTTCTACAATCTGCAGGCGCTATAGTTATGAAGGAAGCCCTTGTAATTCTTGACGGTTACTTGAAAGAACATGAGATTGATGCTAAGTTTGTAGCTAATGTTCACGATGAGTGGCAGATTGAATGTGGAGTATCTGATGCAGTAGACGTAGGAAAACTAGGAGTTAAGGCTATCGTACAAGCAGGTCAAAACTTAAACCTTAACTGTCCCTTGGACGGTGATTATAAAGTAGGAGAGGCATGGCATGAAACCCACTAAACAAGATAGAAAAAAATTCGACTTAGATTTAGCATACGGTGAAGTGCGTGAAGACAAGATTGCCGCAATGCTTACAGGAAAAAAGATAGAGGTTAAGTCAGAGCGTGACCTCTGGCAGAAGACAGGGAACATTTGCATTGAGTACAAGTCTTACGGTAAGCCGTCAGGTATTGACGCTACTGAGTCTGACTACTGGTTTCATAACTTATGTATTGGTGATGATGAATACTGTACACTGGTTTTCAATACCGCCACACTTAAGAAGATTGTTAAGCGCCTAGATAGTTTTAAAACTGTATCGGGTGGTGACAACAGGGCAAGCCAGATGTATTTGTTAAATCTTCAGAAGCTGTTTTCTTCTGATGTAATCAAAGCATTTAAGGAGCTAGAAGATGAACCAGAAGCAGCTTAATACTTTAGTACCTGACATCTATGAACTTCTTGAGAACCTTTCAAACGGTGAGCCTCTTCCAATAACGGAGGAGGCGCTTGATAAAACAATGGCATCTATGAAAGAAGCTATACTTCATTGGGCAACACCTAGACCTAGAGACACTGACTTCACTGTCCGTATGTCTAACGTAGGCAAACCATCTAGACAAATGTGGTTTGAAAAGCGTGACCCTAATGGACGAGGTAGCGTTGACGGAGCAACACAAATCAAGTTTCTCTACGGTCATGTGTTAGAAGAAATTGTGTTAATGCTTGTACGTATGGCAGGTCACAGTGTAACCGACGAACAGAAAGAGGTTGTAGTTGACGGCATTGTAGGACACATGGACTGTAAGATTAACGGGCAAGTAGTTGACGTTAAGTCTGCATCTAAGTTTGCATTCAACAAGTTTAGAAACGGAACACTAAGTTCTGACGACCCTTTCGGTTATCTTGGACAGCTTGCAGGTTATGAGAAAGCAGAGGGTACAGATAATGGTGGCTTTCTTGTTATCAATAAAGAAAGCGGTGAGTTGTGTATGTATGTTCCGGACGACTTAGATAAGCCTAACATTGAAACAAAAATACACACGCTATTAGATGAATTAAAACTTGACACGCCCCCTGAACTATGTTATAATCCCATACCTGATGGCAAGAAGGGAAACATGCAATTGCCAAAGGGATGTTCGTGGTGTAAATATAAGCACGAATGTCACAAGGATGCCAATGATGGCAAAGGTCTTAGGACTTTCCAATACTCTAATGGGTATAGATACTTTACCCATATAGAGTCTGAACCTCAAGTGGATGAGATATTATGAATCAGAGAATGGCGAAACGTATAAGAAAACACGCAGAGTCTTTACAGGTTATTTGGCTTAAGAGTCTCCTCAATCCGGAGGAGGCTGCTAAGATTACTAAGGATAACTTTAAAAAGATGCTCCCCGAACAAACACACATCTGGTCAAAGGGAACAATATTTACTAGCTTTTATACACTAAAGTGGCTCTCAATAAAAATAAAACAACTTATTAAAATCTTTCCGCATAAGAATATTGAAGACATAACGCATGAAGATATTCAATGGAAGATGGAGCAACGATGAAAAAAATACGCAAAGGCTATAGGAAGGCCAGAGTAAAGCGGCCAGTTGAGAAGGGAGTCGTTAAAGGATATGACTCTAACTGGGAGTATCAGTTACATACTGGTATATTAGATGGGTGGGAACATCACGTTGACAAAGTTGAGTATACTATTTCTCACAAGTATGAGCCGGACTTTGTAAAGCTTATAGACGGTAAGAAGATATTGCTAGAGGCTAAGGGCAGGTTCTGGGACAGCGCAGAATACTCAAAGTATGTTTGGATTTCAAAGGTTCTGCCCGAAGATGTTGAACTAGTGTTTCTGTTTGCCAACCCCAACGCTCCCATGCCTGCAGCCAAAGTCCGTAAGGATGGAACCCGAAGGTCTCACGGCGAGTGGGCCTCGTCACATGACTTTAGATGGTATAGCGAAGACAGTATTCCGGACAGTTGGATAAACATTAAAAACAAAGAGGACTTTAAAGATGAGCATTAATGATGCAACACCCGAAGAATGGGACAGGGTTAGCCGTACAGGAGAACCTACGTTTGAAGAATACATGAAGCGTTTAAATTCTAAATATGTTTATGACAGCACCGAAGCGTATAAGCCTGATGCCAATACAGTATATCACGCATCAGAATTTGCCGACTGTTGGGACAGACTAAGAAAGGAGCATCCTGCATTAGAGCCTGCTTCTTGTAATCCTTCTCTAGATAGAGCGATGTTGGCAGCTCATAATGAAAAGTTATCGGATGAATTAAAAAATGTGACTAAGCCTTATCACTATAACACAGGCAACATAGAGTGTATTGAAGCTATTGAAGAGTCCATGTCTAGTGTTGCATTCAAAGGGTATCTCAAGGGCAACTGTCTAAAGTACCTTTGGAGGTACGACTATAAGGGCAAGCAGGTAGAGGACTTACAGAAAGCTGGTTGGTACTTAAATAAATTAACTAAAATGGTAGCCGAGGAGAACAGCTAGTGCGCTGCTACTACTGTAATGGAGAGCTTATCTGGGGAGGTGATGTAGATATCTCCCACGAAGATGAGACGTTTCACACAGAGACAAATTTAACTTGCTCTGAGTGTGGCGGTTTCCATGTAATCTATTGCCCCAAGGAGGGAAAAAACAATGACAGTTAATTATATGAATTTATTGTGGAGCTTAGAATTTAGAAACGGATTTGGCTTTGATATAGAAGCAGCAAATAGTCGTGCAGTTTGGACTACTGACGGAGAAGGCGATATAAAAGCTATGCAGTTTGATGGTATAGTTATCTGTCTCCCCTTCTGTATTTTCTGCGTAGGTAATCTTCTACAGGCAGATTAACATAATTTAAAAACTAACAAAAGGAATAGCAGTAATGGACAAGTACCAACAGTTTATACACAAGAGCCGCTACGCTAGGTGGCTGAAAGACGAAGGACGCAGAGAAACGTGGGAAGAAACTGTTCAGCGATATGTTGACTTCTGGTTAAACAGAAAGCAGATAGACAAGAAAACAGCCGATAGATTATATGATGGTATAATAACACAAAAAGTTATGCCCTCTATGCGGTGCATGATGACAGCGGGAGAGGCTTTAGATAAAGACAACGTAGCAGGATTCAACTGCAGCTACCTAGCTATTGATTCTCCGAGAGCCTTTGACGAGTTAATGTATGTGCTGATGTGTGGAACTGGAGTAGGCTTTAGCGTAGAAAGAAACTTTATAACTAAACTGCCTGTTATTGCTGAGACCTTTCACCCTACAGATACTACAATAGTTGTTGGAGATAGTAAGATTGGATGGGCTTCAGCATTTAGAGAGTTGATTGCAATGCTATATGCCGGAAAGATTCCCAAGTGGGATACCAGTAAGGTACGTTCCTCTGGAGAAAGACTAAAGACATTTGGCGGTAGAGCCTCTGGCCCTCAACCACTTGAAGATTTGTTTCGTTTCTGCGTAGAAGTTTTTCAGAAAGCCGCAGGTCGTAAGCTAACTTCCATTGAGTGCCACGATGTAGTGTGTAAGATTGCTGACATTGTAGTTGTAGGCGGCGTTAGACGCTCAGCTCTCATAAGTCTATCAAACTTATCTGATATTAGAATGGCTAAAGCTAAGGTAGGAGCTTGGTGGGAAGCTGATGGACACCGAAGGCTTGCCAACAACAGCGTAGCTTATACAGAGAAACCTGACTTTGAATCCTTTTTAAATGAAATGAAGACTTTGTATGAAAGCCGAGCAGGTGAAAGAGGACTCTTTAGTCGTGTAGCTGCACAAAACATAGCAGCACGTAATGGTAGACGAGACTCTGAGCAGGACTTTGGGACTAACCCTTGCAGTGAAATCATACTACGCAGTAATCAGTTCTGCAATTTATCAGAAGTGGTTGTGCGCTCGGATGATACGGAAGAAACACTTAAAGAAAAAGTAGAGTTGGCTGCTATCATAGGAACTCTTCAAGCTACTTTAACTGACTTTAGATACTTACGAAATATATGGCAAAAGAATACAGCCGAAGAAGCTTTACTTGGCTTAAGCATGACTGGAATCATGGATAACAATCTATTATCGGGACAGGGAGACCAAGATGAATTGGAAGCAACTCTATCAAATTTACGGAATCATGCTATTAAAATTAATCAAAGGTGGGCTAAGAGGCTTGGCATTGAGCAGTCTGCAGCTATTACGTGCGTTAAACCTTCTGGTACTGTTTCTCAGCTCGTTGATTCTGCTAGTGGCATTCACCCTCGTTTTTCTAAGCATTACATTCGACGAGTACGCTCAGACAAAAAAGACCCACTTGCAGTCTTTATGGAAGTAGCGGGGTTTCCTGTAGAGCAAGACGTTATGTCAGAGTCTTCTGTTGTTTATAGCTTTCCGGTAAAAGCCCCAGAGTCCAGTGTAGTTGTAAAAGATATTGGAGCTATGGAGCAGCTAAGGTTGTGGAAGACCTATCAGAACCACTGGTGTGAACATAAGCCAAGCATCACTGTATATTATAAGGACAGCGAGTTCTTACAGGTAGCGCAATGGATATGGGAAAACTTTGATATCTGTAGCGGGATTAGCTTGCTTCCGGTAAGTGACCACGTTTATCAGCAGGCTCCATACGAAGATATTGATGAGGCTAAGTATACAGAGCTTTTGAATAGCATGCCTAAGAACGTAAACTGGAATGACTTAGTTTACTTTGAGCAAGAAGATAACACAACAGGCTCACAAGAACTAGCGTGTGTCGGCAACGCTTGTGAAATAACATAGGGGAGAACAAAGGTGAGAGCAAAGGAAGCTAACATACTATCATTTAAAATAATTGTCAATCATTCGGGGGCCATCCTAACGGAACTAGGTGGTCTCCCCGAAGACCGATTACATGAAGTGTTTAAAGGCAATGAACTGCAATTAGTACGTAAGATTATTAGAGACGCTAAACCTAAGTTAGAACAGATGCACGATTACCTAGAGCGTGAACTTACTGCTTACGCTACCACTTAGATTTATTAGCCCAATATGCTGCAGACATTTTGCCCTTGGCAATATTCTTAGCGTGGCGGGCTTTAAAACTAGCGCGTTTCTTTTTCATCTTTTCTGACTCTCCGGCTTTTGGTTTGCCTGCTGTACTAGCTCCCTGCTCCCCGTATCGGATTGTCTTAATCTTATCGCCTTCTTTAGCCACTACAATGTGGCTTTTCTTTGGGTGATTAGGTGTACGCTTCGGTTTATTAAATCCGCTTACACCTGCTCTTGCTAAACGTGGGTCTTTTTTCTTGCTCATTTTCTATAGCTCCTAGTCTTCTTTGCAATCTTTTTGGGTTGAGAGCTATGCTGCTTTCCTTTTTTAGTGTCAGCTCTTTTCTTTTTAGATGTAGCTGCATACTCTTTTTTGGTTAAAGCCTGCCTAGCCTTCTTTGGCAGATAACGCTCTCCAGTTGCTTTCTTTCCTTGGGTACTAGGTTTACCTGACTTGGTTCCCCACTCTTCTTTAGTCCATTTTTTCAGGGACTTCTGTGATTTTTTAAGTGGCATTACTTGTATCCTCCACCTTTTGCTTTATATTCTTTTGCAAGCATCTGAGCCTTTCGTGCTGACCACTGTCCTGCTTTACCACCTTTAGAGCCTGCTTTAATTCTATTGAATAGATTCTTACGCATAGTAGGTTTAGTATAGTTACCTGCTTTATTTACTGTTGATTTCTTTTTAGCTGGCATTAGCTATTCCTCGCTACTAATTTTGTTTTCTCTATAGTCCGCATTGTTCCAAGACCTAACATGCCTAAAAGCACTGGCATCATTTCGGATAAAGCTATCAGGGGAATTGATACTTCAGATTCCGCCAAGGCTAGTGCAAAGTTAGCCATAGGAATAAGGATGAAATTCCCGAACATGGCTATTACACATGTCCAGCCGACTGCGGGTCTCCAGCCAGAAACAAACATATTCCTGTGTGCAGCTTCCACCTTGTTGACTTCAAGCTGTGCTTTAGCAAGCTCTTGAGCATGTGACTCCGCCATTGTAGCTATACGGTGAGCCAGTAGATTCTTCTGGTCTTTGTTCTCTATGAACTTATCCAAGAGGGTTGTTACTGGATGAATCAAAGCTTCTAACATATTACTTTCTCCTGTAGCACCACATTACAGGAGCTTTGTCAACTCCAAGAATCCTACTATCCACATGGATGAATGAAGCAGCAACTCCAATGCCTGTAAATCCGGCTTTAATGGCTTCCTCCACAATCTTAAATCTTTCATTTCCGTTACGCGCTCTAATGTCTGCTGCAATACCTTGGGCATGTGTTCCTGCTTTCTCCTTACGTTTTTCAATGGAATGCTCTGGACTTCTGTAGCCACTCCTGATAATAAAGGGAAAGCCACATGCTTCCCGCAGTTCGTCAAGTTTGTGTATAAAGTCCCTTGACATTTCGTTTTCGCCAGTTTCTTGGCAGTTGAAGTCTTCTATTTTAAAATACTTAAACATTTAGCTTTATCCCTGCGCTAGTTTTTTCTTTAAAGTTGATACTGTCTTACAAGATTTTGAGCCTTCTCCGTCTACAGTTCCGCCTTCAGCAAACATCTTTAACCCTCGGTTAATATCTTCTCGCATCTTATCGGTAACTTCAATAGTTGGAAGTTCTACAGTCTTATTTCCCTGCACGTACTCAACTATCTTAATATCTACACCATACTTTTCAGAAAAGTCTCGCTTCCAAATCTTTTGTAAAGTGCCATCATAGAAGTCCATGTACTTCTGACCGCCTTGCTTAAAGGTCATAGGCTGGTTTAATGTAAAGTCTCCACTGCCATCAGGATTTTCAGCAAGTAGCTTTTCTGTATTTTCTTTTCCGATAATTTTAGGAAGTTTTTCAACGCCTTCTTCATAAGAATCAAACTGAATTAAAAAATCTTCCATTCCTTCATCTTCATTTCTAACACCCTGTACTGACCAACCCTTATCTATATCTTTTAAAGAACCTTCTTCTGTCTTATAAAATATAACCTTGTTAATATCACCTATTTTCTTATTTCTTTCAGCCTGCAAACGACCAGTAGTTAAAGCAACTTGGTCGTAGCCTTCTTCCGCTGCTACTTTCATAGCTTGACGTAGGCCGACAGCACCCCACTGCTTGTCCTTTTTAAGTGGAAGTTCTGGAACATAAGGCTCAAACACTTGTGCGTCTATTTCTGCGTCAACTAAAAGCTCTTCTAATAACTCATCTTTTTGTTCTTCAGCAATATCTGAGTTATTTATTTCCTGCCTACGCTTTTCTAGGTTTTTTCGCTTTAAAGATAACTCCTCGGCTTTTTCTATTGTCATATAACCTCTACCGCTTTTACCTGTAGCAGTTTGATGGGCATCTGATTGTATTTCATCAACTAATAAAGTCTTACTGTATGCATCGTCAGCTTGTTCAATATCGGCCAAACGCACATGAGCTATTTGGTTTTTACTGTTGGGATGATGTATCATGTTTATATAATCTAAGTCAACTTTTTTGTACTTATCAGGAATTGAAATTACAAGTTCACGATAGTTCTGCGTGTCTTTTCCCTCAAAGGAATAAAGTAAGTGGTCTGGTTTAGTTATAAAGTCTGCTCCAGCAGTTGTTTCATTAAACTCTTCTTGTTTAGAATTAAACCAAGCGTCAAACTCGTCAGGGCTGTCAACCATATCATCTAACATATCTACATCGTGAGGATAATTTTCTTCTGCCCAAGCCCAGAACGCATCATCTTCGTCTAGCTCATACCTTGCAAGTATGGGCATATCGTCTATTGCTTCTATTTCTTCTGGTCTGCTTCGACCAACTTGAACTTCAAAATCAAAATCGTTGTCTTCAAAAAACTCTTGGACTTCTTCTTTAGTTACAAGTTTGTTATTTCCAAAGCGTTCTTTAGCGCCTGTCCACTCTAACTCATCTGGAGTTACATTTTTCATTTCGTTTAAAAACGACTGTCCAGCACGAGGCTTACTACCCTGAAGTTGTTTAGCAGCTTTTTCTGCTTCGCTAAATAATCCAGAAGCTTTCTTAGATGCAAAAGCTTTAACGCCTTTAGTGACTCCTCCAACAATGCTTCCTAGTGCAAAGCCATGTCTAGGGTCTTTTTTGTCAAAAGCTTTTGAAGAAGTAAGCTTAAACTGCTCAGGCTCAAACAAGATATAAGAATAAACATCTTCGCCTTCGTAACTAGGTTCAGCGGTGTTACGATACTTGACAGAATCAAAGCCTAACTTATTTATGAAGTCTTTAAACTTCATGTTAAACTCAGCACGTTGCAAATCCATTTCAACTTTTTCAAGTGGAGTTGAATAAGGTTTAGAATCTCTGCCGATATACTTAACAAAATCAGAAGATTTGTCTTTTAATACATCAATGGTGTCAATATCGCTTGTAGTTATTTTAGCTCCCTGAGCCTTTGCAGCTTTGATTAATACTTCTATAGACTCTTCGTTTTGGATAATGTATTCTGCTCTCCAGCTAGGCATGTCTTCATCTACAATCAAAGGCTTTCTTACATCAATGTATCCTTCCTGCATTGTATAGGGACGTATCTTTTTATCAGTATCTCTTAGCTGAGTAGTTACATAATTAAAAAACTTATCGTAAGCATCAGACTTAGGATTAGCAGGATTGCCAGTAAACTGTTTCATTAAGCGCATTGCTGCATCTTGGTCGTTACCAGTAAACTCTAAAGCTATGTCTCTAATCATAACCTTATCTGCTGAACCTTTAGAGCCTGCATGAGTGCCTACCTCACGAGCAAACGGAAATGAGATGTTATAGTCTGCATTCTGATAACTCGAAACAACACGATATACTGGCTCTTTTTTCTCAGAATCTTGAATATATTTTTTTTGTTCCGCTTGACGAGCTTCGGGAGAAAGAAGTTTAGTTTTTTTAGGGCTAACATCAATGCGTGGAGTTTTAAATCTTGAAAAGTTTACATCTCCTTTAGCCGCTACTTTAACCATAGCNTTTCTAGCTAGTTCAAAAGCTCCTTTGTCGCTAAGCATTGGGAAAGTNTTTTTTATTTCTGTTTTAAAATAATCATGCATGAAGTCTAACGAGTCTTCATCAAATTTATTTACAGAAGCTTTTTTAACTTCTTCTGAAGATAGTTCAATTTTAGCTTTATCATAAAAAGATTTAATGCCTTTAATTTCATTGCTCACTAAAGCCCTGACCATTACACCGCTTCTATTATCGTCCTCTAAATCTTCAATGTTTCTACGAGCAAGAATGTGGTCGTTGTCTAAGTTATCGTCTTCTTGGATTTCACGTAACTTTTGTTTAGCATCTTTAAGATTATCAACCTCTAAAGCTTCTTGAAATTTTGGGTTGCTGTCTATCTGCTGTAAGGTTTTATAGTTACTTTTAAGTTCATTTACAATATGAGCTTCAGTTAAATCAAGCAAGTCGTATTCTGGTGTTGTGATTATTCCTTCTTCTTTAGCAATAAGTAAGTTGTTATCTAGTCGTTGTGCAGCCTTATTAATTATATCTGAGTCAATAAGGTTTTCAGTAACTTTTGAAATTTTATCCGAGGTTGATTCAGATATAAAAGGAGTTTCAGGTACAAGTGCTTGTTTTTTAAAAAGACTTTTAAATGCTTTTGCTGCAACAGCGCCGCCCTTAGCGTATCCTATAGGTGCTGTTTTTTTATCAAACTCAGGAATTAAACCGCCAAACACATCTTCTTGTGTTCTTCTTAAGTTTTTTCTATAACGTCTAACATAGTCTTCGCCTAGAACTTTTTTACCCATGTAAGTTCCAGAAACTAGTGGAACTTTGTTACCCATTGTAGGTATAATTCCTTGCTGAATCATGCTTAACATATCTGAAGCTGCGGGGCCGAAAGGAAGAGTAGCATAAGCTAGGTTACTTTTTGAATACTTAGCCGCAGTTTGAGCGCGTTTTAAACTGTCGAGAAGTAAACCGTTACCTCCCCATCTTGCAATAGCTTCCTTAGTTATTTCAAACTCAGTTTTATCTCTTTCGTTTCTCCCGTCTGTGCGGACATAGTTTGTCCACCTAGCCATTCCTGTCATAATAGTTCCTGCGGCTAAAAGCTTGGGAGCATTACGTTTAGGAGCTTTTATTAAAGATTTTGTAGCGCCTTTAAGTATAGTGTTAGTAAATGCAGCAGGATAAGTAAGCAGTTGAAACATTACTGCGGTTTTAGGGTTAGAAAATAAAAGCGGTTTTAAACCCGACATTGCTGTAGGTTGTAAAACTACAGAGTTTGTATAACGAGCAGCGCCTCCTAAAAAATCAGCCTTATAAAATTCAGTGTTTGTTTTTGCTCCACTTTTATGCCAACTTACCGCCTTTTTCCAATCAATACCAAGCTCTGCAAGCTCTCCAGCTAGTACCTCTCCGTCTGAATCTAATGCTCTAGTGCTGTAGCGTGTAGATAGTTTGTTAATGTTTTCATTAATTAAATTTTTACCGCTTGCAAAAGAAACATTTTGTACAAACTTAGTCCACTGGTCGAGAAGAGTAATTCGGAAAAACTTATTGCTTGCTTTCTGCATTCCCTCGTTAACTAACTCATCACCTGATAACCTATCTCCTACTTGAGCAAGTGCTTGGTCTACATGTATGCTAAAGTTACGCATTTCAGATAAAGCTTCTTTAGCAGTCAGGCCATTTTCAGACATTAACTTTGACTGCATGTCTTTAGTAATGGTTTTATGTGAAGAACTTACAGCCTCCTTAAAACCTTTAGCAGAGTTCATTGCTCCGGCCTTACCCATGTTAATAAATACTTCTGTTAAACTTGACACAGTTGCTAAGCCTAACAAAGCAACACGGTTTGTAAAACTGTAAGCATCTACGGCTGTCTGAGCTGTTTTACCATATCTGTCCATGCCTTCGCCTGTAGCAGTACGATATAGTTTTTCTAACTGAAGTTCAATTTTAGGGGTAAGCTCTTGTCCGTTATCTGTCATTTCCTTGCGTATGCGATTAATATAAAAACCTTTAAACTCTTTAAAGTTATTTATACCTAATACACGATGTTTTGCTAAAGACTTTCCTGCTTGGTAGGTATAAGCATGTAGCGCACCCATAACATCAGAGTTTAAAAACTCCTCAAAGTCTGCGTCATTTCCAATAGTGTCAATCTTTCGTTTAGCTGAAAAAAAGTAACCGCCTGAAGTTCCTTGGTCTACTTGGTTTTTAATATCAAGCATGTTATTTACAGTTCGACGAGCTTCTGCTTTGCCCATACCAGCCTTCTGCACAAACAAGTCTAAAAGCTTGTTTGGGTTAGCCTCAATAGCACTACGGCTCCACATTCGAGGAACATAATTATCTACTAGTTTATCAATAACACGTATGTCTTTAAGCTTTTCGCCCATTTCTTGGTACAGTTTTTTAGTTTCAGTGGCCGCTTTATTTATTGCAGAGTTTGTTACATCATCAAACTGTTTATGTGTAATAGGTGATTCACTTCTAAGGCTTTTACTAAGCGCGTCATTAATATCTGTAGCAAGTTTAGTGTCTATTTCACTTAAAGACAAAGTATCTACAATAGCTCGAAATCTTTCATTGTACTTTCCAGTAACTTCGCGTTGAACCTCAGACAAATCTTTTTCTACAACTTTTTGCTGTGGTGTTAAAAGTTCAGAAGTAATGCCAAACTCATGACTTAATTTTTGTTGAAGTTGTTTAGCAGTGCCTGAAAACTTTACAATAGGGGAAAGAATACCTGCTCCTTTTCCTAAGAAGTTTCCTGTTAAGTCTGAAGCAAGCGTATAAAGACCTTGACGGATTTTATTTGTTTTAACTTTAGAAGTGTCTTCAGCGTTTGATGCGGCTCTAATTATAGCTCGAACTTCTCTACGTGTTTTTTCGCCACCACCTAAATCTTCAGCAAACTTCTTAGCTGCTGTTTCCATTGAGTCACGCCACGCCGAACGAGCAGAGTCTAAATTACGCGCAGCCTCATCTACTAGTAAAGCACCAGATTTAGGAATAAACTCCGCATCTACTCCCTCTTTAAAGGCTTGTTCAGCATCTTCTAATTTTATTTCTTTAGGTGGTCGAGTGCCATCTCTAAAATATTTATTAGCTATTTTAGAACCTGCCGCATATAAGCCAACACCGAAACCTGCGGTCATTGCCGCATCAGTAACTGTTTTTCCTAAACTATACTTGTCTTGTATATTAGAAGCCATGTCAAGTTCTTGAGCTACATGAGATTCTGCCGCACCGTAAGTTGCGCCCATTAAAGCTGAAGCTTTGTAAGGATTTTTTGCTGTAGCTGCTGCGGTTGCTCTAACAGCGTTCATTAAAGTTTTACTAGCTGCCTGCTGAGAAGCTTTACGGGCTGCTACACTAGCTACAGTTGTGGTTCCTCCTGTCACAGCTCCAGATAGTATGCCGCCTAAAGTTGCTAAACCTTCAGGACTAAATATAAAATCAGAAGCATAATCTCCTATAGCTTCCATTGTTTCCCCTGCGCCTGTAAGCTCGGCTTTGTCCCAACGCAACTTCATTGTTCTAAATGCCTCTTTAACATCTTCAGGAGCATCGTCTAAAGCGTTTGCTAGAGCAAGCGGAGCGCCTAAGCGCATAGTCAAATCACGCATGTATTCAGCGGGGTCAGTGTTCTGTCCTGTTGCTGCTTGGTCAATAATATAACTACCTAGCCCTTGTTCTTCGGCTAAATAATCAGTAAGTTTTTCAAAACTCGATAAAACTATTTTGTCGTTTTTCCAATCAGTAACTGAATAATCTTTAGGAACACTTATGTTTTCTTTATTAAAATCATAGTTTAGTCTTTCGGTTCCACGACCTTCGGTATAATTATCCCAATCAGAACCATCCATAGCTGCAGGACTTACGCCTTCATATTGTTTATATTCCATTAATACTTACCTTTATTAGAGATATTTTTCTGTGTATTCGTTTTTTGAAACAATCAAGCCTGCTTTTTCTTCTGCTAGACGTTTTTTTAAACCTGAAATTTTTCGTCGCGCACCAAAGTCTCCTTTTTGAATACCATTTAATTTAGTTTCTATTTCTTTTATATTTTCACTTACCTCTACAAGTTTCGCATATTCTTTATGTTGAACTGAAGACCACCGTATTTGCTGTCCACTACGAGTTTTTGATGGGCCTTCAGGCGCTTTAATGCCTTCTAAAACTGCTGCATTTAAAATAGGATTTTCTCGCCCTGACTCGCCTTTCGTTGAGCCTGTAGCACCCCCTAAATTAGAACTGTCCTCTACTTTGTCTGTGCCATAAAGAATATCTCTATACTTATTTATATCTGAATCTACAGCCAGCAACATATTTTTAGTGCCGCCAAAACTTCTAGGATTTAAACCAAGTTCAGAAGCTAGTTTAACCACCTCCATAGTTTTTTCTGCTCTTTTTCTAGAAGGACTATCAGCCATTTTAGGGTTTTTAAAAAAGGACATGTTTTTAAAAACTTCCTCTGTTTTTTCACGAGATGCGATGTCTTCAGAGTGATAGCGATTATAAAGCGCAACACCGTTAGAAGCAATTACGCTAATGCCCTGAGTCCCACTTACTAGGTCTGATGACATTTTGTCAATCATAAACATGGTTTCAAAAGGATTCTGAATTCCTGAAATTGGCATGTCTTTAGGGTTTGAACTACGTAAGTTTTCTAATATTAAACCTAGCTGTACTTTTCGCCCGTCCTTGGCGGTTCCCCAGCCTGTTCTACTATCCGCAGCCGCAATACCTCCTTGATTAACATAAGAAGCTATTGTTCCCTTAGCTTCTTTTGATGCGTTATCGTAGACAGCCCCATCACCAGCTTCTATATTTTTTTGAGAAAGACTGTCCCGAACATGTTTATCTATTACATTACTATCTTCAGGTTTTAAATTTAGTAAAGCACTTTGCCCCGCCTGTATATTATTGTTTTGCAGGTTTATTGCAGCCGCAGTGCTAAACTCTAAAATGTTTTGTATTTGGTTTTCTGAGCTAGTTTTATGTAAAATATTATCAAAAGAAACGACCCCTGTCTCTACCGAACCGTCCCGTTGCGTCTGTGACCACTCCTTATATTTTCTTTCCTCTTCCAATCCTGCGCTATTTACTGTCTTATAAGTAATCCATTCGTCTCCAAAAACCACTTCAGCATTGCCTAGTTTCATGCGTTTTTCTTTTGAAAACTCTTTAGCAATAAACTCAGAGAGTCCAGCATCTTTAGTTTTTTTGTATTGGTCTTGAAAAACTTTTTGGGCGGCTGCATTTTTTTCGTAGGGGTTTACATTAAGTAGGTCTGTTTGAGCATTACCAGTAATTTTTCCTAGTCCTATAGCATTTAAAATAGTGCCTGACATTCCCTTAGTTTTTGCCTCTGCATTAATAGCTCTTTGATAAGCCGCAGTGTTTCCACTAGCAAGATAAGTTTTGTTTGAAGCTTTACGCTTATCAAACGATTCGCTAAACTTGTCATAACTAGCGTCAGATACTTTCTGTACAAGTAAATTATAATCAGCTATACTATAAGTTCCCGGAACATAATCTAATTTAAGCCTAGCATCTACCATTTTTTTATGTTCGTTGCGCTTATAAGCTTCTATACCGCCTTCATATTCCATAGCTTTTTGTATTTCAGCATGAAAAGCGTTTGCTTCAGTATCTACCTGAGTCATTTCAAGTTTTTTTGCCATTAATTTTTCGTTATTTAGCAATGCTTCTTGTCGTCCTGTAAAAACATTATCAACGACATTCATGCCTATACTAACAGCCAAGCTTTTCCATTGGTCTTTTTTAGCTTCTTTCTTAGCTTGACTTCTAAGCTTATCGTTTCTGTCACGAATATTTGCTAAAAGACTTTCGCCGTATGCAATTGAATCTTGAGCCATGTTTACTGTCCTTCAGGTTGTGCCATAAGGCTAGGTTGTTCTAAAGCGGGTTCGGGGGTCTCTTCTTTTTCTTGCATGGGCTTTTCTAAAAGACTTACTTCTGGAAGACTCTGCATATCGCTAGACATTTCCTCAGTTATAAAGCCTTGAGGTAACACGCCTTCGCTACTTGCGCTTTTTCTAAGCTGCTCTAAACGCTTTTCTTCCATCTCTACGCCAAAAACACTTCCTTCTTCTTCTCCGTCATCTTCCCCGTCAATTCTTATGTTAAGGTCTAAACGCTCAGCAAGCGCAATAATCATATAAGCAAGTGGCTCAGCAAGCATCATCATTAAATCAGGATTCCACTTTCCTGAATTAAAACCGCCAAACAACATTACTTCCACAATGTTCATTACTGGAACACCTTTTGAAACGCCTGTCATTAAAGCAACATATGTTTCGTCTTCAGTAACTGTGTCCCAAAGATACATTGTAGCTTCGTGTACGTTTGTATATTCTGGTGGCTTTTCATAAGGCGCAGGATTTTCTGGATTAGTTGTCAGTGACTGTCCGGGAATTGGTCTGCCCATCTTGGACACTTCTTTCATGTATACTTGTTCATTCATTGCATTCGACCTCCCATAACTCCCTTAGCCATGTTTTTCTGTAGGCTTTCTAAATAATAATTAGCGCCAAAGCCATAAGGGCCTTGTTGAAAAAAATCTCCTCCGAGCGGAATAGCAGCAGCCATATCATTTGTTTCGGGTAAACTATAAGAGCCTACGGAAGCAGTTGGGTCAAAACGAGGAGCGGCTACGTTGTATACTGTAGGGGCTTTTGGTTTACCCATTATAACTCTCTGTATTCCATAACCTAGTGTTTTGTCAACAGCCTTATTGCCTATATCAAGAGGGTCATCGCCAATAAAAGCCCCTATTCCTTTTTCTTTTAAATTATTTATTTCTCCCGTTAGGGTCTCTTTTGAGCTATCCCAAAAGCTACCTAAAAAACTTTTTTCTTCAACGGGGCCTTTATTTCTAGCTAAGATGCTATCCATAGAATTTTCGTCAAAAAGCTTAGAGTCAGCTTGAGCAACATCTCCCCCTTTTCCTGTTTGTGCTATACCTTCTTCTGCAAGTTGAATCTGCGCGTTTGTGAAGTCTTCAGGATTAACAACTTTTTGAAACGCTTTACCCACTAAATCTACATTTGCAACAAACTTTTCTTGTACTGTAGACCATGCGCTTTTACTAACCATCTTACCGTCTACCATCACGTTAGATTTTGTAAAGAAATTATCAGACGCTGAGGTTAAAGACGGCGCTATTTTTTCCATTCCGGGAATTTTCTTTAACGCAGTTTTAGAAAACTCAGAAACAAAACTTCCTATTCCATCAGTAATTGTTCTAAACGCAGAGGTTCCTGCTTTTGCAAAATTTGCTCCGGCCTCAAGAATCTTACCTGCTCCACGTATAATAGCGTTATGGTGTCCAAGCATTCCTGAACCCGCTAAGTTTGCAGTGCTTCCACCCAACATCGCTGCTGTACCTGAAGCTACTGAGCCTGCCGCTGCTGTACCTGCNGCNGCTGTACCTGCTGCCGCTGTACCTGCTGCTGCTGTACCTGCTGCTGCTGTACCTGCTGCTGCTGTACCTGCTG